GAGGCGCGCCGTCCGATTCGAGGTAGGCGAGGATCAGCGGCACCTCGTGGGCGCGCAGCGCGCGCTTGCCGGTCAGCAGCCGGCTGACCTGGCTGTTGTCCACCCCGAGCGCGGCGGCCAGGCCCTTCTGCGTCTTGCCCGGCCGCGACAGCCCCTCCCGGATCTCCTCGATCGTCAGCATGGCGCCGTCGCCCGATTCGCTCGCCGATTCGCCGCGCGGCGGGCCGGTGGTTGGGTCATGGTGGGGTCTCCGAGGGAACCGTCGCGAGCCTCTCTAGCCGACGATGCCCGGGCCGCCAAGGCTTCGCATTGCGTAATCCGCAACACGACGATCTGATTCGCAATCTCCGGAAGATAGTGCATTGCGCCGACGATGCGGCGCGCTCTACCCATCCGGCCATGCCGCTCGTCGACCCCGCCGCCACCGTCCTCGCCCGCTTCGGCGGCTCGGGCCCGCTCGCGCGCCGCCTCGGCCTCGACCGCAGCGCCGTCCACCGCTGGGCGCTGCCGAAGTCCCGCGGCGGCAGCGACGGGCTGATCCCCGCCCGCCACCACCGCCGCGTCCTCGAGCTCGCCTCCGCGGAGGGCATCGCGCTCACCGCCGCCGATCTCGTCGGCGCGCCTCGGGCGGCCGATGCGCCACCCGAGCCCGGGGCCGACGACGGATAGCCGCCGCTCCCCTCCCGCCTCTCCCGCCAACCCGCTGTCATCGCCCGTCCCGGAGCATTGCCCAGTGCTGTCCGATCGTCCGCCGATTCCCGAAGTCGATCTCGCCGCCGCGGTGATCCACCGCGCGATCGAGGATGCCCTGACGTCTGACGACCGCCTCGCCCGCCCGCGCGTCATTGCGACGCCGACCGGGCCGCGTCGCGGCTTCACCGTGGGGCTGAAGCCGCGCGACCGCGAGGAGGCGGTGCGCTTCCTGCTCGACGCCAGGCCGGGCTGGGCCGAGGCGCGGGAGGCTTGGTGCGACGCGGCCGGTGTCGACCCCGACGTGATCCGCCGCCACGTGCTGCGCCATATCGCGCCCACCTCCATCCCGGCTGACATCCGCCGGACACTCCGGCCGCCGGTCCTCGTCGCCGTGGCTGCGCCGGAGCCCCGCAGCCTCCCCGCCGTGCCCGCCCCCGCGCAGACCGCGACCCTGGTGGCGGAGGCGGCCTGATGAACCCGCTTCCGACCAACCGCCCGACGCTGGAAGCCGTGCGCCGCATGGCGGTGTCCGAGGTCCTCGCACTGCCCGCTGAGCACCTCGCCTTGCTGCAGGCCGACGCCCGCGAGGCGGTCGAGGCCGCGAAGCGCGCCCAGGACTGGATCGAGGGCGCCATCGCGCTCCGCTACGAGCAGCGCGCCGTCGGCGCTCGTGCCGCCGCGGGCAAGGACACCGGGGTGGTCCGCTTCCAGGACGAGAGCGTCGAGATCGCGGCCGAACTGCCAAAGCGCGTGGAATGGGATCAGCGTCGGCTCGCCGCGCTGGCTGAGCAGATCCGCGCCGGCGGCGAGGATCCGGGGGAGTACCTCGAGGTCAGCTTCAAGGTCTCCGAGCGCGCCTACACCGCTTGGCCCGAGCGCATCCGCAAGGCCTTCGAGCCCGCGCGCACGCTTCGGACCGGGCGGCCGACCTATCGGCTCACCGTCATGTCCGAGGCGGAGCTGCGCGACAGTCCACATGCCGGCGTCCCCTCCATGCCTGGGAGGCTCGGCTGATGGCGCTCCGCATCATCACCGCCGAGGAGCGCCTCTCCCGGGCGGCCAACAAGACCACGGTCGCGCTGTTCGGACCGACAGGTGCCGGCAAGACGACGCAGCTGAAGCGCCTGGTGCCGGGCGAGACGGTCTGCATCGACCTCGAGGCCGGGATGAAGTCCGTCCAGGACTGGCCGGGCGACAGCATCCCCGTCCGCTGCTTCGAGGACATGGTGGTGCTCGCCTCGCTCATCGGCGGGCCCAGCCCCGCGGCGGCGCCGGAGGCGTTCTTCTCGCAGCAGCACTACACGCACTTCGCCGGCCTGCATCCCGAGCTGGTCGCGCTGCTGGCCAGCAAATCGATCGTCTTCCTGGACAGCATCACCGACCTGACACGCCAGGCGATGGCCTGGGCCAAGAAGCAGCCCGAGGCCTTCTCCGAGAAGACCGGTAAGCCCGACGTCCGCGGCGCCTACGGCCTGATGGCGCGCGAGGTGATCGGGTTGCTGAAGCACCTGCAGCACGCGCCTGGCAAGACGGTGATCATGGTCGGCATCCTGGAGAAGCACACCGACGAGTTCGGGAAGGTCAGCTGGCAGCCGCAGATGGAGGGCGGCAAGGCGGGCCGCGAACTCCCCGGCATCGTCGACCAGGTCATCACGATGTCGCTCTTCTCGCGGGAGAAGGACGGCACGCCCCGCCACGATCCGGAGCGCGGGACCGAGCGGCTCTTCGTGTGCCGCGCCGGCAACCGCTTCGGCCTGCCCGCGAAGGACCGCTCCGGCCGCCTCGACGAGACGGAGCCGGCCGACCTCGCCGCCCTGCTCCGCAAGATCAACACCCCCGCCGCGCCCACCGCCTGAGCCGACAGGAGACACCGATGTACGACATGAACGACGCCGAGCTGCCGCGCAGCTCCGACCTGATCCCGGACGGCACCTTCGCCAAGGTCACCATGATCATCCGCCGCGGCGGCATCGACGGCCAGGGGGAGATCGACCGCGGGCTGCTGAAGGCCTCGCGCAACGGCAGCGACGCCAAGATGATCGACGCCGAGTTCACCGTGGTGACGGGCCCGCACACCAAGCGGAAGTTCTGGCAGAACTTCACCGTCGCCGGCGGCAAGGTGGACGAGCACGGCGTCTCGATCGCCTGGAAGATCTCGAAGGGGACCTTCCGCGCGATGATCGACAGCGCGCTCGGCCTCGACCCGAACGACATGAGCGAGGCGGCGAAGGCCAAGCGTGTGCTGCGCGGCCTCGCCGATCTCTCCGGCATCTCCTTCGCGGCCAAGATCTGCGTCGAGCCGTCGAAGAGTGCCGACTACGGCGACGCGAACAAGCTGGAGCGCGTGGTGCTGCCGGGGGAGCCGGAATACGCGCGGATCATGGCCGGCGAGGTGGTACCGCCATCGCCTTCCCCGCCGCGGCCGCAGCGCCAGTCCCCGCCGCCCGCCGCCCCCGCCGCCTGGGCCAACACGGGCGCGACAGGGGCGCCTGCCGCGGCTGCCCGCAGCTGGGCCCCGGCGGCGGCGCCGTCCCCGGCCGGGATCGCGCCCCGGCCGCAGCCGTCCCCCCTGACCAGCGGCCCCGAATGGCTGAACGGCTGATGCCCGCATGGCTCGCCGACGCTGGAGGGCGCCGCGGCCGTCGCCGCCCGCACCGGTGGCAGCCGCGACGCTGCCACGATGCACGCCGGACGATCAGGTCCGGCGTCTGGTCTGCGCCCTCTGCAGCCGCGAAGCGAAGGGCCACGGCTACGTCCACGGTCCGCGCTTCGGGGAGTTCCCGCACTACCAGTTCTGCAGCACCGCCTGCTCGCAGGGTGGGAGCGCGCTGGCACGGCGGAGCGGCGGCGTGATCGACAAGACGCCGATGGAGCAGCAGGCCATCAAGGAGGCGCGGCGCCCCTTCGCCGAGGTGCTCACCGAGCTGAACCTGCTGGCGCCGTTCCACGGCCGCAGCGCGGCCGAGATCGACCGCATCATCGAGGCCTGCGTCGACGGCTTCCAGGGCTCGATGCAGCGCCAGGCCGCCGAGCGCGACCCGCTCGACGACCCAATTCCATTTTAGGAGCGGTCCGTGCTCGACTTCAATCACGGCTCCGGCGCGGTCTACGGCCGCGGCGACCCACCGCCCGGCGACGGCGATGCGGTCACCGCCCGGGTCAATGCCGCGATCGATGCGGCCCTGCTCGCGAGGCAGCGGCGCCAGGTGCCGCGCGACTACCTCGGCGGCAGCCGGGTCGGCGAGCCCTGCGCCCGCAAGCTGGTCTACGAGGTCACGCACGCGCCGAAGGATCGCGACTTCGACGCCGCCATCCTCCGCGTCTTCGACGCCGGCCACCAGTTCGAGGCGCTCTCCATCCGCTGGCTGCGGGAGGCTGGCTTCGACCTGCGCGACCGCGGCGCAGACGGCGGGCAGTTCGGCTTCGTCGCCGCGGGAGGCAAGCTGCGTGGTCACGCCGATGGCGTGATCGTAGCCGGGCCTGACGTCGGCCTCCGCTGGCCGGCCCTCTGGGAGCACAAGGCGCTCGGCCAGAAATCCTGGACCGACCTGGTCAATCGCGGCCTGCGGCTGTCGAAGCCGATCTACTTCGCCCAGGTGCAGCTCTACATGGCCTATCTCGGCCTGGACGTCGCGCTGCTCACAGCGCTGAACCGCGACACGCTGGCGCTCCGGCACGAGGCCGTTCCGTTCGACGCGGCCGAAGCGCAGCGCCTCTCGGACCACGCCGTCGACATCCTCCGCACCGCCGCAGCGGGCGAGCTGCCGCCGCGCATCGCGCAGTCGCGCGACTTCTATCTCTGCCGCTTCTGCCCCTACGCAACGCCCTGCTGGAAGGCGCAGGCATGAGCATCACCCCCTCGCCCCAGCAGGCCGACGCGATCGCGTCGATCGTGAATTGGTATCGCCATCGCCGCGCCCAGCAGCAGGTGTTCCGGCTGTTCGGCTATGCCGGCACCGGCAAAACCACGCTGGCGCGTCACGTCGCCGACGGCATCGACGGCACCG